CTTTTACACCAACAGTTTCAAATAATCTTAAAACAACTTTTGAAATTCTTTTTGTTTTTCCTTGAGAAGTACCTTCAGCAGCTCCTCCTTCAATTCTCATTGTTTGCAAAACACTATCATACGATAAACCAACACATGCAGAGGTAACTGATCTGTCTAAACTTATTGCGCCAGAACTTACAACTTTATCAGCATGTACAGATCCATCAGCCAGGATAGAAACTGTTTGGCCTTCTAAATGTGATAAACCTGATAAACTTGAAACAGAAGATCCTGAGTAGGAGAGGTGGCTATCTAAAAATTTAAAATCTGTAGCTGATGTTTCGTCAAAATCAAAATCAGAAAAACATTCTATATATCTTTTTGTAGCTCCGTTAATTGTTCTTTTAATTATAACCCAAACTTCATCTTCAGTTAAAGTTCCAGAAATTGATGCAACACTTTCACATACTGCATCTCCACTTCCAAATACACCACCAAATATATGTCGATGCCAGGCTACGACATTTTCTGATCTTTGATAAGTTAAACCAACTAATTGACCATCATCTCTAACACACCAAATAATACTATCTGGTTCTTGTTGATATGACATTTCATTAATACCAGATTTTGTAACTGTATCATTTAATATAGTTAAATCTGGAGCAACATAACCATCACTGTCAAAGTTATAAGCTAATTCTCTAATTTTTCTTTTTGCTTTTTGTAAAAATAATATTGCATTACCAGCTGGAATAGCATCTACATTTGCTGATCCAAAAGAACTTTGTCTTTTAATAGTTACATTTGTTGGAGTAATACTTGCATCAGTTCCGTCAGCCGATACAGTAAATTCTCCTCCTGTAGTACCAACAACTAAAGTTCTAACTGATTTTAAATATCGTATGGCATTAACCTGATTTGAAGCAATAGTATAAACCATTGCATCATCAGCGTTAGTACCAGAAGTCATATTTTCATAATCTCCAGCTTTTGAAAAATACAAAGTTTGTGGTTCATCACTGGTTCCAGCAAAAACTAATCTTTGTTCAAAGAAAGATACACATGAAGGATGTCCAGTCGTATCTGAAAATGCTCCTAACTTCCAATCTGTAATTGCGTTTGTATTAGCAAATGCAGTTGTGATTGTGCAAACAACAACAGTTGTACTTGTTCGTCCTGTTATTTTTGCAATTCCATCATTAAAGGAAATAAATCTACCAACATCTGTTGTTTGAAATCCTGATCCTCCATTGATGCCTGTTACGGCAGATGCCGTTATATCTACACCAGTTCCAGTTCCAGCAGAAGCTGGAGTTAAAGTTGTTGTTGTAGAGTTGCTTGCAAAATAAGGACCATTTGTAAAATCAACTTCAGTTAATGTCCAGGACGTGTGTCCTGTTCTGCTTAACTTCATGACTTCATGATTTTGATGAACTAAATACATTACGTCAGCAGATTGTGCAAATTTTATATCAAATAATTCTGCCGTTAAATATGGAGAAGAAATTTCATAAGCAGATCCACTATCTAATATCTGTCCTTTGTCTTTGTAAAATCTAATATACTGATTTCCAAATTCTAAAATATAAGTTTGAGTTGTTGAAAATTCAAAAGGTATTAATCTTGTTTTAGCACTACTTGTTTTTACTTCAGAAATAAATTGTGTTCCAACTCTTCTTGTTGCAGCACCTTGAGGATGAATTAAAAAATTCTCTAAAGTTTTTACACCAGAAGAATATTTATCAAAATCTGTTCTTCCATCCATTTTAGGAGAAAACTCTCCTGATACAAATGAAGTTAAAGCTAGCGTTGTTCTTGGCATATTTTTTTAAATATTTCTTGTTGACTTAATCCTTGTTCGTCTTTTTTACATTTGCTCTTAGGATCAATTTCACTTTCCTCAAAAACTTCTACTAAAGCATATCTATAAACTTTAGATGAGTTACCCCATTGAAAATGTAATAATACTCTTGGCTCTTTATATTTTTTTATTAAACCAGGATCAAAAGCAGCAGTTGTCATCTATAATCTTGCATCAGTAAATTCATTGCTCTCAATAGTTCCTAAAGCATTCTCTGTTGCATCTATAAATCTTGCTTCTCTCAATCTTTCATCAGCTCTTGTCATATAATTATTTGCAAGAGTAGCATTGTTAGTTACGGCATAAGCTATATCTGCTGCTAATTGATGAGCTATACTTTCTTGAAGATAACTGTCATAATTATTTGGATCTGTATCTATTGCTATATAAACTAAATAAACAGTTCCTTCGTTTGTTTTAATTTTTCTTCCTTCAACTTTATAATCAATAGAAGATGAAATACTATCTGCTGATCCTGTATGAATTTTTAAAACTCTTAAACAATCTGCTGGTAAAGTATATTGATAAGAATATTCAACAACAGGAGCTGAACTATCTTGAGCTAATTGAACTCTTTTAGTTAAACAATTCCAAGCATGAGATCTAAATACTCTATTTCTTATTGGTTCATACCTTTGATTACATAATCTAGCATTTTTACTATCATCAGTTAAAGCTGATATTGTTGATGCTCCTAATAAGTTTAACGCTGAATTACAAATGTTAATTACAGATGACATTATGCTCCTTTAATATTTACTTCTTTGCACTCAAATTTTATTGCTAATTTTTTTTCAATGACTTCTTGATCGTCCATTGCATTTAGATTTACGTAAGCATGCTTATAACCTTCTAATATACATCTATTATAATTATCATATTGATAACCAAGAATTTCTTGAGATGTACAAAGTGGCTCTGCTCCAGCAAAAGAACAAAGATAAAGTATAATTACATATTTCATTTTTTAAATTTTGTTAGTTGCGATGGCGTATTTCTACGCCACCACAATATTATTGATTACTCAACTGTGTAGTACACCCAACTATGAATAGTACCAGAAGCAGTTGCGCCTCCAGTAGTTATCAAAATGTCAGTTGTAGCAGTTGTTCTGTAACCTAGACCAGTAACGGCTGGAACAGGAGCTCCAGTCGAACTTCCAGCCAACATTGACTGAGTTTGACCAGCTACGTTCCAAGTACCTACAACACCGATATATCTATCGTCATCGCCACTATCTCCTACTTTTAAAGTAACAGATCCACCTAACGCATCACATTTCAAAACTACGTCATGAATTGTTGCATTAACTGGTATTCTAGCGACAGTTATGTCTGATCCAGATGCTAAAGAAGCAGCTTCGTATGTATCGTGCCATACTCTGATTTTTCCTCCAGCATTTTCACTATCCACATTTACAACAGGAGTTGCGTCTATGTTAGTGATGTTTGCGCCTTTTACACTTGCCATGATTTATATCCTCCTATTATTATGCTTCGTGTGCTTCAATTGTCACGATCTTGGATTCTTCCATTCTCGTGCAACCAATTGATTGACACACATAGACTTGAGTTGCATAGCCTTTATCAGATCTTTCATCAATTCTAGTCATTAAGTCTTGACCTAATGCCATCTTGATTCCATCGTTTGCATATACTAAGCAAAGTCTTTTTGAAGATGCAATTGATAATCTGTTTGAGACTATAAAGTTAAATCCCAAGAATGAATTTACTTCGCCATTTGCAAGAGCTTTTACACTATTGAAATCGCTTGAAGTAACTTCAGTTGTTCCTAACAAATTTGTAATTTGTTTTGGACCAACAACTATTGTTCTTGGAATAGACGGATCAACATTGCCACTGTCTAAAATCTCTTTAGCAGATCTTAGTTTAGCAATAGTTAAACCATCAGAACCACTTTCCGTTATCTTTTGTGCAGATGGTAGAATAGTGGATGTAGATCCAGTTTCTCCAGTAAATGCAGTTCCAGAAACGGCAGTGATAATTTCATCATCTTGTGCACGACCTAGCGCATAAGCAGCAGCTAAAGCGTATGATGATGTTGGATCGATAAGAGTTCTGATCTTATCTTGATTGTCGATTAGATCAGCATACTCATAATCTACCAAGCTAACTCGTCTCCGTGCATGCGGTGTGTCCATCTGAGGAGTGTCAGAATGTCTAGTTACTCTCTTTTGAGCAGTGGCTACGCCAACTTGATCAAAGAAACTATTTTTTCCGACAACACTTTCGACATCAACACTACCACGCAGAAGAGAGCCTTTTTGCTGGCTAAGCATTTGCACGTTGTTCGAATATTGTTGAACAAATGCAGTTGTGATTTGAGAACTCATAAAAAGTTCCTCCTCTTATTGGTTGATTATTGATTTAATCGATTTGATTTTCCGATTACTCGGATCTCGTCTTTGCCTTTATAGTCTGCAATTAGACTTTCTTCTCAGAGGTCTTACATTTGCAAGGTTTTCTCTTTGAAATCTTTTGTGTTACCCAATCATAATATTTTTTAGCAATTGGCAGTGGATCTTTACGATCATTTTCT